CATCAGCAGTAAGCGCGCCGATACCTTGATCCACAACTGGGGCGGCGAAAGCAGGAGCCGGGGCCGGTGCCGGTGCCGGTGCCGGTACAGGAACGCGCGGTTCAACCGGAATGTTCTGACCAAAGCGCTCGTTTAACAGGAAAGCACCCACCCCCTCGCCAATGCTTGAGCGCTCATCCATCGGCTCAGGGCTACCCGCAAAGGCCTGTACCGGGCTCTGAATAATTGTGGGGTCACTCGCTGGAGAAGCCACAGGGGGCAGCGGCACTGGAACGTCAGGTGGCGCAGGCACTGGCGGTAGTAGAACGTCGGGTGGCGCAGGCACTGGCGGCAAACCCTGAGCAGCCCGGGCAGCATCAATTTGCTCACGTGTCATGTTGAACTGAAAACCGGGCAAATTGACGTTGAAGCCACCCATCAGAAAACTCCCTTAAACCGCTGAGGACGAGCAATCGGGCTAAAACCTTTCACCACCCGACCCTTTGGCTTTCTTACCGCACCGCCCTTGGCTTTCCGCTGAGGCTTGGACCGACCAGCCGTGTCCAATGCAATAGCCACGGCTTGCTTCTGAGGATACCCCTCCCCCACAAGCTTGCTTATGTTTGCACTGACCGTCTTGTCAGAGCTGCCCTTTTTAAGCGGCATGTTAGTAAGTGATGTATTTCCCACCACGCTTCGCAGCACCCATGCCGCGAGCCGTAGCAGTTTTGATCGTATCACCCGCCATAGGCGCATCAGCAGTCTTGCCGTAAGGAATGCGACCTTGACCTTTGATGTCTGCAAACTCTACAGCCTTGGCCGCGGGCCCCGGCGTGTTGATGACAATTTTTACCTTCGCCATATCAATACCCTCACTGTCGGTTCTGCAATTTGAGGATTTCCCTGTCCATCGCAGACTGAATCCGTGCCTGGGTTTGCCGCTCCTGAGCCGCCAAGCGCTCTTGGAACTGCTGAGCCCGCATCTGTTGATTTTGAGCATCAAGCTCCAGCTTAGCACGATCAAGCTCGGCATCCGATTGCTGAGCCTGTGCATCCAATTGAAGCTCCTGCTGCTTGAGCTGCACCAGCGGATCAGGCCCTTGCTGGCCTTCCCCAGAGATTTGCGCGGAAAGCTGCTTAACCTGCTGCATACCCTCGGCCATAAATTGCGCTTCCATCTGCGCAACCTGAAGCTCCATTTGCTCAGGAGGCATCTGCTGCATTTGAGCCACCTGCTGCGCCGCGCGTTCCTGAGCAGCAATCTTTACGTGCTGCATCACGTGCTTCTGAAGCGCAATCGCCACGTTCGGTAGCTGAGCCACCATGCCAGAAGACCCAAAAACCAAGTGCGCCATAATATGAGCCTGATGGTTCTGGCCCTCAAAGGCTTGCAACTGGATGTTGTCCATGGAGTCGATGTTTTCTTGCGCGGGGTCCGTGGGCCGTGGTTCGTCCTCCGGCACCGCCTTCATCAAGCGATCAACGTCCGTGACTCCCAAAGCCTCATACATATCCCGAAACACTTCAGGCATGTTGTGCATGTCAGGGGCTTGGGCCGCGAGCTGCAACTTGGTCTGCGCGAGCAAAATGCGCTGGGACTGGCTAAAGGTGTTGGGATTGCTGACCGGGATCACATCGACCCGATCATCAAAATCTTCAGCCATCACGGAGCCATCAGCACCGGCCACGGAATAGGGGTATTGCTGAGGCAGAGACTCGCTCATGACCCGCGCCAGAATCTTGAACTCCTGCCGCATGGCATAGTGCAAGCGCTTATGCACCGCGCTCATCACCCGGGTGCCCTGCTCAATCATGGCCATGGTGGTCCCAACAGCCGCCTGTTGGTTCCCATCCCCGACCTTCAGGTCCGTAATCGTGGCAAACCTTTGACCGGCCTGCACCACAAAGCCCAAAAGGTTGAACAAAGTCTGGTCAGGGCCCTTGAAGGGCAACGGCATAAGGCTATCGCGGATGGCCCCTCCGGGCGCGTCCACATCACGGAACTCACCGGGCTGGAGCGGCTCATCATCGTCCCTGACCCGCAGCCCACGGGCTTTGAAACCCGCGGGAAGGTTAGAAAGGGTTCCTGCATCAATAAGTTGGCGAAGAGCTGCGGTCGCCGTGCGGGACAAACCACCAATGGTATGGATCAAGCCCATACCGTAAAACCCAAAGCCCTGAAGGAATTTGTAATGCACGAAATAGGCGATCTTGCGCTTCAGCTCGTCGTCTTCGCGGTAATTCCGTCGTATGGACAAAACCTGACCGTTATCCAAGGACAACGTGACGATATAGGGAACCTTGATACCCGTAGGCTCTCCGTCATCATCTATGTCTTCGTAGCCGTCAAGATCAAGGTCAACATGGCACTCAAGAATCGTGCAGTCGTAATCAATGTTGCTCGGCTCGGTGCCGTCAATCTTGTCAACGATTTCGTCAATGTCAGACAGGGCGCTCTGCCCAGGGATCACCTCAATGTCCCGATAGAATCCAGAAACTTGCCGCTTCCGCAAATCATTCATCGACATACGCAGAACTTGCGTAATGTTTGGGCAAGTCTCTAAATCAGAGGTCTCATAGGGGACAATAAGGTGCTCAGCCGGAATAAATTTGGATACAGCCCGACCCAGCGCCTCATCGTAGTACACCTTCTTGAAGGTCGATCCCGCCAAAGGCAGGTAAAACAGCATCTGATCCATGTCAGGAGTGTAGTCCTCCATGACATTGGTCAAATAATAATTCATGAACTGTCCCACGCGCCGGGACTGCGCCACCTTTTGGGGCGTCTCATCACCCATCACCACGGTCCGTACAGGGCCCCCAGGAGGCAAAAGCTCATTGAAAGCTTGCGCCTGGAACTGAGTGGCCGCCTCCGCCAATAATGGGTGCGTTACGCCACTCGCGCCACGAAAGGGCTCGGTTCGTTCTTCGTAGGTAAAACCCAACAGCTCCAGGCCGTCAGCATAGGAATCTTCCCACTCCTGCCGCGACGCCTTGTTCGAGTCATACTCCGCCATAAGCTCCGAAGAAATCCGGCCAAGCTCCCGATCAGGAATTTCCTCGGCCAAATTGGCATAAAAATTTTCGGCCTCACCACGGCGGTCCGAAGGCTCAAAATCAATCTCCACACCACCATCTTCCGTGGGCGAAATCTCAATCGAACCCACGCCATCAGCCGCCATCAAAGCCACTACACTTTCTTGCGAGCCAGGAAGCTCAATCTCTAGCTCGTCAGAAAGGTCTTGCTCATTAAGCTGCGACGGCACGTTCCGGTCCATCAGACCGCCCGTGCCTCTCGGAAACTCGGATTCAGCCATCTTGTGTGTCCTCTAAAGAGCGAGAAACGTCCTTGGGGTCCATTAGCTCTTTCAAAGCCGGGAAATCCTTGGGCGGAAGGTCTAAATACTTCAGCACGGAGGCTACCATAGCATCCCATACTGACGGGCCTTCATTTTCGACCTCGCCACCATCCGCATACTGTGTGGCCTCTGGGTTTATTTGAAAGAGGCCTTGCACTAGTTCGTCGCTTCGATCCGAAAGAAAAGGGTCCGCGCGTTGCTCAACTTGCTGAGACAAAGGACCGCGGGCCGCGGTCACCGTAGTGCCTTCCGCAAACGCCGGGTTATACGGAATGCTGTCTAGCCAATTACGAACAATCGGGTTGCTCATGCCCCAGGCAAGAAGCTCATCTCCGTCTTGCAAAACATTTGTGCTCCTGAGGCGGATAGCTTTCTCAAGGGGCGGAAGATCATCGGGATCAGGGTACTGATCGACAAAAGCCTTGAAGTTTCTGACGACATAGTTAAAAAGCCCCGTCAGATCGTTTGAAAATTCAAGAAGTTTTGGAGCAATAGGGATTTTGGTTTTTTTGTTTCTGTAATCTGATGTATGTGTGGAAGGCAGGGTGGCGGCATGAATTAACTCATGTAGCGCCGTCTCAAAGTCTGTACCAAAATTAGCTTTCTGCCCTTGATACTTTGCAACATCCCGAGCTTTCAAAAATAAAGGCACGGTGAAGGGGTCTGCGTTCCTTATGACCACCAGACCAGAAGTACGTGCCTTCAAAATTTGCGAAGCACTGCTGGGCACAGGGGTGTTAAGCAGACCTGCGCTTTCATCGGATAAGCCTAATAAAGTCACCGGGAACTGAAAGCGCTGCTCGTCACGCATAAATTGAAGACGTTGCGCGACCTTATTGGCGATGGGCTTGTATTCGTCTTCGATGTTTTCCGTGAGCCACGAAGCCAGCGTAGGGGCATCCATCCCTTTGGCCTCACGTTCAAGGATGTTTGCCTGATCCAAAGACCGTTCTAAGTTTTCCTTACCCGTAAAAGATTCAGCGCGCGCAACGCGGCTGGCTTTCTGAACAGCTCGGGGCGCTTTCAACACAGCTCCGGCCGCGGGCCCCACAACAGGGACAACCGACGCCGCGTCCCCCAAAACACCTAGCCCCTGAAGCACCGCGGTTCCGTAATTGCCCTCTTCGATATTCTGCGGAAGGCTCGCGGCCC